TGATGCCGCGGATCTGGAAGCCGGCCGGGAAGGTGGTCGTTGGGCCGTACCCGCTCATATTCTCGCCGGTCACCGACACAAACACGGTCGGCGTGACGCATTCAATCGCGGCGTAGGCTCCCGTCTGGGTCGAGGTTGACGACGTGATGAAACTGCCGTGTCTCCCCATGGAGTACTCGGTCGAGATGTCAGCTTGTAGGGCCATGGTTCTGGGATTCGGAAGGGGGCCTTGGCCGTATTACCAAGGCCCCCAGGGTTGGAACTATCCTTTGCGGACTTTCGGTGCAAGGGCTCCCTGGATGAACAGGATGAGCTTGCCTCCCTCGGGGACGGTCGCGGTGTTGAAATTGTCGCGTTGGAGAGTCGCGTCAATTTCGGGACCAGAAACGAGTTTGGATTTCCCGTTCTTGTCCACGGCGATGGTGGTTGCCAGTCTCATGCGTCAGGCTTAGGCGGTGATCAGAAGCTCGCCCTGAGTGGCGTCGCCCACGCCGGCACCAAACATGATGTCGTAGCTGGCGAAGTGCGACCGCGAGGCCCGACTGTACCAGACCGACAGCAGGCAGGAGAGGCCGTTGGTGGTGGTCACCGTGCGCTGCTCGAGGAACTCGCCGGCGATCATGCCGACCGGGAGGCCGGCGGCGATGGCGATGGCGTCCGGGCCGCAAACGAAGCCGGCCAGGTTGGCGATGCCACCGGTCCAGCGGTTGTTCTCGGCGATCAGGTCGAACCCGAAGCGGCCGTTGGCCAGAGCGGCGAGTCGGCCGTCAGGGAACGTGTTGGCGGACGACGAGAACAGCAGGCGGGCGATGTGGCCACCGTCCAGCACAAGGTTCTTGCTCCGGTAGTTCTTGGCGAGCGCCAGGATCGCCGGGAGGTCGGACGTGTCGAAGTTGGCAGCGGTGCCGATGGTGGTCGGGCTGTCGTAGTTGGCCGAAACCATCAGGCCGGTGACGACATCGGAGATGCCGTAGGCGAACAGGTCGGCAGAACCCTGGGCGAGATCCGCGAGCTGGAAGCCCTGATTCAGCTCAGCGTTCTGGATGGAGAAGATCTTCGAAATCTGGTTCACGGTCACCGTGGTGGCGGCCAAGGTGCTGTCGTCGTTGGTCTCGAAGTTGGTGGCGTTGGTCTGCGCGGCCGAGCCGGTGGTGTACCGCTTCACGCGAACGGTGGCGCGTGGGCGGAGGTTGTCGAGGCCCACGTTGCGGGTGAAGCCGTCCAGGAGCGCCAGGCGGGTGGCAGCCACGGTGATGACCGCATCGGCCAGATAATCCACCACCAGGGTGCTGGTGAAGGTGTTGGTGTTCTGGGGGGCGTGGATCTGGTTCTGCCGCAGAAGCTCGGAGTGGTTTTCGATGAGCCACTTGCGGCGGTCGGCACCGGCCTTGAAGGTCTTGTGCTTCTCCAGCAGCGGGTTGCCGAGGTTCTCGATGCGCGGAGTGATCGGCTCGGGAGCCGGGGCGGCAGCGGGGGCCTTCGCGGCAATCGCGTTCGCGACGGCCTTGGCGACGATGGCCTCGATGGCCGAAGCGTCGAGCGCGGTGGGGGCGGCAGGAGCCGGCGCGGTGGGAGCGGCCGGCACCACGGGATCGGGGGTATTGTTGTCCATGTTGTGTGGTGTCTGTGATGTCGGCGCGGTGTTTGCGCCATCCGCGTCGGCGGAAGTGCCGCGCGCGGAAAGTTTCTTGATCGAAGCGGTCACCCATGCCCTTGCGGCGCTGGCCTGCATGGCGGGTTGCTTCTCGGAAATGGAATCGGCCAGGCCGAAGTCGATAGCCTCGGCCGACGTGAACCACGTTTCGGCCTTCATTGCGGATCGGATCGCGGTCGCGGTTTTGCCGGTCTTTTTCTCGTAGACACCGCTCAAGATCGCGGCGTGCTGGTCGAGAGCGTCGGCCATCTTCCGCATATCGTCGGAAGTGCCGGCGGCCAGACCCGACGGGTCGTGGATCATCATTAGCGCCGCGTCGGCGATTTCCACTTCGTCACCGGCGAGCGCGATGATCGAAGCGATTGAAGCAGCGACACCGACCACCTTGGTGGTGACCGATGCCTGCCGACCGCACAGCATATTGTAGATGGCCAGACCGTCCCAGACGTTGCCGCCGGGGCTGTTGATTTCGACGTTCAGCGGTCCAGGCCCGACGGCTTGGAGCGTGTCAGCGAACGATTTCGCGGTGACCCCGGAATTGGAAAACCAGTCCTCGCCGATCTGGTCGAAGATCTGGATGGTCGCCGGCTCGGTCGCGGCGGCCCTAGGGCTGTAGCTCAGCCAGTTGTTGACCTTGGTCATTTCTTCTTCCTCCTTTTCCCACGGTTTTTTGCAGGTGCAACGGCTAGGACGTTTCCGTTAGTGCGCTGGGATCCGTTGCCGTTGTCGTCTCCGTTGTCGTTTTCGGTTCGGTCCTCCTCGGAGTCCTCGGCCACGTCGTCAAAGGGTTCGGGCGCGATCTGGACCTTCTGCGCGGTGCTGATTTCGGAGACGTCGATGCCGTACTTGATTGCTAACTCGCGGATGTGCTTGGCCTGCTGCGCCTTGGATTCGAGGGCCGACCGCCAGTCGATGCCGCGGGCTCCATAGATTTCGTCAAACGTGGTCACGCCGCTGCCAAGCTCGGCCAGTTGCGCGGCAGAGTTGCGGCCCACGTCCACGTTGGGCGCCCTGGGCGCTTGGATCGCCACCTCGTACCAGTCCTCCGGTGCATTCTGGAGCGTCGGATCCACCCGGATGGCGTATTCCATGACGTATTCCCAGATGCGACGGGCAGCCGATGCCATGACCTGATGCCGGGAGCGGAACCAGACCGACGACATATCAAGCGCCCCACGGTAGACCGTGCCCTGCATCGACTCGGGGAATACCAAGACGTAGGGGATGCCGATGCCGGCGCAGACTTTCTCGGTCAGTTGCCGCCAGTACTCGCGCATATTGACCGATGGCCGGTCGGACATGAACTGCTCAAACTCGTCGCCGTGCTTCATCACCTTTACGGCCGACCCGAAAATGTTCTCGTAGTAGGACTGTGCGCTGCCCTGGGGGCCGGTGCCGCCAGAACGCAGGCTCGTTGCCTGAACCTCGCCGGTGCTGGTTTTGACGACCTGCGCCACGCTCGAGGCCAGCTTACAGGAGTCCATCTCCAGACGCTGCAGGTCGTCGAGGTCGTGGAGATCGTTGATGACGCAGGCGACGAACGGCAGACCGCGGAGCTGGCCGGCACGCTGCGGCTCGAAGATGTGGACGATGGAATCGGACGGCAGCGACCGGACGTCGGAAAGCTCGCCCTGCTTTTGTTCTTGGCCGACGAAGTAGGCAACGGCGCGGCCGGTGCGAGTGTCGAACCGCACACCGTCGAAAATGTCCGCCTTCGACTCTTGGCCGTTGGGCGTGGCGATCTGCTGCGGCTCAATTAGCTGCAGCCTCGGCCGCCCGGTCTCGCCCTTGGTCAGCAGGATGAACGACTCACCGTCGAAGAACCACCCGCGGGCGGCCAACGACATCAGAGTCCCAAACGACTGCCGGGATCCGATATCCGGGTATCGGCTCCAGATGTCCCACCACTTTTTGGCCCGCAGGTTCCACTCGGGATCCGAGGATGCGGGTTGCACCGAGAAGTTGCTGCCAACCGTGTAGGACTCGAACAGGTCACCGAGGCGGTTCATCACCGCGTTGTTTTGCTCGAAGAACCGGCTCTTTCTGACGATCTGCTGGCGGGTCGATGCGGTGACGTCGAAGCGTGCCGACGTGTAGGACGTGTCGAGGTACGAGCGGCGGATGGAGTTGTTGGCTCCCTCGTAACGGTTTTCCGGTGCCGCCCGGAAACGGTTGATGATGTTCTGGATGAATCCCATCAGGTCATTCCGGTACGGATGAGCGGCTCGCGGCGCATCCAAGTGAAATCGCCACCGTACCGGGTCGTAGAGACCAAGACGTTGGACAGCATCTTGTTGAAGATCTGGGTGTCGGTCGGTGACGCGATGCCGTCGTCACTCAGGAGCTGGACCGCAAGCTCGTAGTCGGCGATCAGGCTTTCCCACATCTCCACCATGTCCGCGGGCGCCGGGGCACCTTTGCCGGGCTCAGCAAACTCGACGGAGACATCCGAGGATGACGTGGAGCGGACGATCTGCCCGGATTCGATTCCGTTTGCCGC